CAAGTGCCTCGGCCTGTTCTGGTAATTTGTCCTTGAACCATCGAGCGCCGGATACTGCGAGATGCGTGCAAGGCGGATGGGCAATCATCAGGTCCCAGCCACTGTGAAGGTGGCTCAATACATCGTCTTGGATGTGTTGGCCGGGGCGTTCTGTCGGGAGCAGATCACATGACCATGCATCATGCCCGAGTGCAGCGAAGGCACCCCGGACGGTGCCGGAATATTCACAGGCGATGAGGACACGCATTAGGCCTGCTCCTCCTCGGTCTCCGTGCAGGCGACACCGCCTATCTTGCCCCAAGCGATAGCGCCGCCGATCGACTTGACCTCGGAGATCAGGGCATCGCTGGCGGGCAGGACGCGATAGGTTGCGAATGCCTCCTCGGAGGTGATGGGTGCCCCGTAGGGGGTGGTGCCAAAGTCACCGCGCGCCTCTGTAACAACCATCTGCCATGCCTCCTCAGGTGAGGAGCCGTAGCCGTGAATGGCGTATTCTGACTGATCGATGATGATGTAGTTTGTTGAGTTGGTCATTTTGGCCTCCACTTATGCGTAAGGGTCAAAGATGCAAACAGACGTTCCGGCATTCCAATCGCCGGACCACACCCTGCCGTTGTATGAGACATATCCGATGCGCGATCCGCTATTGTCGAGCAGATCGCAGTTGGGCGATTCTGATGCTCCGAGGTCTCGCTCGTCGATGATGGCGCGATAGGCGGCTGATGCGGCCTCTGCGGTGGCGAAGGGGAACTTGCGGCGTCCGATGCGGATGTGGGCGGGAGTGAAGGTCATCTGCGTGTCTCCTTGTTGATGCCCTCACCCTATACACTTTGCAGAAATCTGCAAGCGCAATCTTGCAGAAAGATGAAAAAAACAGCCTCGGCATTAAAAGAGGTATTTAATTAAGCCCGGAATCTTAATGTTTTAGAAAACTATCTAGCATTTTCAAAGGGTTAAGCCATAAACAGGCCTATTATCGTATTTATGGGTACGATTTAGGGGGGTCTGGGAGGGGGTCCCCCTGGGAGGGGGTCTCACACACGTAGGGAGGAGAGTGTAGTAGTATATATATAAATAGTAATATTCTCTCTCTATTATAAGAAGAGTAGTGTTTCATGGGGTTCCTTCGATTTCTTTTCGGGGATTCGCCTAGCATATAGATATGCGCCAGAAATGGCCTTGGCAAAGAAAAGGCCCCTCAAGGGGGCCTGTCTAGGTTGACGTTATGGCAATGGCTTGATCGTTACGTTGCCGGAACGAACCACGCCATTCTGGGTCGCCCCCGCTTTCCCTCGTTGACGTTACGGCACTCAATCCCGTAACTCTCAGCCAACTTTTCCATGACGGCCTTCTGCCGGAACGGCTCTAGCGCGGCGAACTTCCGCCCTGCCTTCTCAAGCTCGGCTAGGGTGATGCCTCGAAGGCCAGACTTCTGAATTTTGGAGTAAACCGCCTTGACCGCCGCTTGGTGGTCGCTCTCGGAGATGTGTTCGCCAAACATTGCAATCGTACGGCCAGAGTAGAACCTCACATAGTCGATGGCCCATTGCATCGGCTCGGGACCAATCTCGGTCTGCCCCATCGAGCGGGCCACGATCAGACTGATCCTCATGGCAATCTCGCGAGAGCGATTGTGCATCGCATCAAGGCCACTCTCGCGGGTTGAACGCTTGGCAACAAGGAGTTCCGCTTCGTAGGTACGGAGCATATCCAATGCACCCCTCGTAAATGACACCACAACGGGGCTAGGAGGCAGGTCTGCGGTATCCGTGCCTGCTAGGTTGCCCTCCCCACCGTGGGCGCTGGCGGCCTGTTTAAGCCAATCCTTGAGGCGGTCGCTGATCTCGACCACTCGCCGCTCCTGGCTCATCTGTTCGTCGATCTCAGTTTTGACGATCAAAAAGCGGTTGAGCAGGCCGGAAGCCACATCACCCCCGGAAATAGCCCCGTAGAACTCATCCGGCGTGGACATGCCTAGCAGCGTCAAGGATGGGCGGCGCACGACCTTCTCGAACGATTCCTGCTGCTCTTTAGTGAGGCCGAGCGTGGCATAGCCTTGAGGCCTTAATGCCCCGTCCTGCCGCCCAAATGCCTCCATGATGGCCGTAAGGGAATCTGCCTTGTGTTGCATGTTGCGGTTAGAGGCTGATTTGAGGGCGCGGCCTAGCTCGTCGATCACGGCAACGTGAGTGGGGCGGGCAAGCAAGGCCGAGAAAACACCGGACGCGGAGGTATAGCCAGACGGGCCGATCAGGTTTCCAATCCCGGCACCATCAAGCATTGCCTCGATAGTGGTCTTGGCGTGTTCCTTGCCGCAACCCGTCTCGCCGATGTTGAGCATGAAAAGACTGGTGAAGTTGCGTTGATTTGTGGTCCACCTCCGCCCCATTGCCACCGACCCTAATGCAATGGCTGTTTGCACAGCAAATTGCGGTTGCGGCATGATGGCGGTGGTTTCGTAGTAGTTGACCACATCTTGGAGGATGCCAGGAACCGACAAGAGGTGATCGGGGATTGCTGCAAGCGGGTTGTCGGGGGCTTTGTCTCTTAATGAAGGAACGATCCGCGCGGCAACCGATTTGCCATGCGCGATGTGCTCCGCATCCTCGGGAGCGTAGTTGTGGGTAGGATCGGTGTTTAGGTTGAGGTATGCTGCCGCAGCCTTGACGGCCTCCCGCACGTTCCCGGCGTGCTCGCATTGCGTGTAAAGTTCAAAGCAATCGAAGGAATGAGCCGAATCAAACGGGTCAGAGCCGTGGTGGGAAAAGGCTGTTCCATCCTCGAAAAGGATTACACCCGCGAATCCGGTCGTGGAGTTGGGGCTTAGAAATCTGTCCTTTGCGGTCTGCCGATAGTTGAATTGGGTTAGCAGTGCCGCCATGTTGTGCGCTGCATTATAGGCGTCGATGACCGACGTTCCTTCTGATTGAACCCTTTTCCGCAGGGGGGCTTGGACTTGCGGCTTCACCTTCCAAGGGCAAGCGTCGAGGAATTGAACCCGAAAGCGGTCCCATTGGTCCCACATGATTTGCAATGGCTCAGGCAGGATGGGCAAATCAACATAAGACGGCCCGTCCCATGTATAGGGTTGCATGGTGTCCGGATGGATCGAGGGAGGCAGCACGTCTTGCGTGGCACCCGCTCGAAGCTCGAACACGACGGAACTGCCTTTGCCGTTCGGGTTAGGCCAAGACAGCTTGTGCGTCTTGAGATCATCCCGATGGGCGCGGAATATGGCCTTGCCACGACCGGGACGGCCAACAATACGAGGTGCCGCGGCAAGAATGGCATCGAGATCCAGACCGAACGCTTCGAAAGCCGTGCGGCTCCACTCCATGTTGTCTATATCTAGCGCACATGTGCCGGATGCTGAGTGCAACAAGCCCACATTGTGTGTCACGTTTCGCTGATAATAGGCCACCGCATCCTCGGTGCGGCGCAAGGCTTTCTCCGGCCAACCATAATCTGTCGGGGCTTTAGAACCGGCTGGGATGGTAACCAAAGCCCACCCCAGCTCGGTGTAGTGTTTCACGCTCGCGATTATATCCATTTGAGGCCGCTCCTATTCGGCCTGGGGAGTAGTCGATCCGGTCAGGTATGCCGTGAGTTTTTCAATGGTCTTGCCGTTCGCCCCTCGCTGGCCTGCGCGCAGCGCCTTGACGGTGTTGTACGATAGACCGGCCTCACGGGCGACTTTAGAGATGTCGGAAGCCTGAAGTCGGTTGCTGATTTCTTCGATCGAAAGCAATGGTTTAGCCCTTTCTATGGTGGATTTTTAAAGCCTTGTGCAAAAATCTGCAAGATTGTTATTGCACTTTTCTGAAATCTTTGCAATAAGGGCTACGTTGAGAAGAGGAGAGTGCAATGAGCACAGCGAATGCAAATAGCAATATAGAAGGCCTGTGCGGGGGGTGGCTTGAAGCCAAGCGCCGCGAGGATGAGGCCCGCAAGAGCCGCATCGAAATCGAGAACCAGATCAGTGTGGCTCTCGAAAAGAAGTCCGAAGGGGCAATCACCCACAAACTCGAACACTACAAGGTCACGTTGACGCAGCCGATTTATCGGAAGCTCGATGTTGAGAAGTGGGTGACGGTCAAGACGTTGATTGATCAGAAGTTGTGGCCGATTAAGGTGGTCGTCGAGGCAGACGCCACCGGATGCAAGTACCTTGCGAACAATGAGCCTGCATTGTGGGCCTTGGTCGCCGATGCCTTTACGGTCACGCCGGGAAAGGTTGGCGTTGAGGTCAAGGAGATCGAGCAGTGAGTAGTGACATCTGGAGAGCAGCCGAGGCTTTGCAGAACGCACGTGATCACTTGGTTATTGCGATGTGTGACCTGCACCACCGTGATCGCCGAGTGAGAATGGCGGCTGAGAATGTACGCGATGCAATGAGGGAACTGGGGATCAAGGAGGCCCCGCACAATGGCAATTGACCTTAAGAGCCTATCGAAGCCTCAGGGGCAACGACCCGTCATTATGACGCTGTTTGGCGAGGGCGGCATGGGCAAGACCACGCTCGCGGCAATGATGCCAAAGCCTGTGTTCGTTCGCACCGAAGATGGCACCACATCTCTTGTGGGGAAGGACGATGTTTCATTGTTTCCCTTGGCGACGAGAAGCCAAGATGTGCTCGATGCAATCGAGGCACTTGCAAGCCAAGAGCACGATTTCAAAACTCTCGTCATTGATTCCATCACTCAGCTTGGAATCATGATCGAGAGCGAGATCGTGGCGGCTGATCCAAAGGCCAAGAGCATCAATCAGGCCGG